CGTTTCGTGAGCGCAATTCCTTTGCTCGTCGGTCATTGCATGGCCTCGCTTCTCCACTCGGACAGGACAGAGGCGGGCGCACGGCATCCAGGCTCTGACGGATCAGGCCCCCAATCGCCTCGATTCCAGAAGCGTCCAGGACGCCATCCACGCGTGCGGGCTCGCCATTGGCTGTCATCGTCGCGGGAGACGGGCAAACCCGCTGTATGGGCAAATTTACCGGCCTGCGGACGACGGAAATTGCTCTCGTTCCGGCACCAGTACTGAAAGCCCTTGTCCCAATCGAGCGCGAGGGTGCCCTTGGACTGGTGGTGGAGCTTGAACCGGGTCGCGGTGTCGGCGGGATCGGCACAGCCCTGCGCTTTGGCGTACTCAAGCTGCTCGGCAGTCGGCTCCCAATCTTCCGGCAACTTCGACTTGCGCTTTGCCTTCCCGCTCTCAGCGGGGGAACAATCGATAGATTGTTCTTCCTTCCCTTCCCTTTCCTTCCCTTCCTCCCTGCGCGTCACTGACGCGTCACTGCGCGTGCCTGACGCGTGGTCGGATGGGCTCGGCAGGGTCGACGCGGCCTCCCTCGGGTTGACGTGCTGATGCTTGGAGAAGGTGGGGATGTGCGCCAGGGTATCGCCGTAGAGGGCGACTAGTCCGGCATCCCTTAGTTCCTCGCAAACCGCATCAATGTTGCAGTCATCCTCTGGCAGGTAACGACGCTTGAAGGTGCGCGGCGCCCAAACAAGACGCCCTTCCCTGTCGGCTTCGCACCACAGGCCGACATAGAGAATCCGGGCAAGCGGGCTCAGCGAGCAAGTATCGTCGCTCGTGAAGAACTCTGGCTTTATGGTGCGAATCCTAGCCATGCGCTCCCCTCTTCAACTCGGCATGGGCAGCAGCCGATCCAAAAACCACGCGGATCTTGTCAAACTGGCTCCGGGCCTTGGTGCCTCGCGGGGGGACAATCGTGCGGTGCGCGTTTCCGCGTGCGGACATGGCTTTGAGGTGGGCGCGCAGGGCGTTGCCATCCGGCCCTGCCAACTTGTCCAGCAGAACCTGCCGAATGCGCGCGCGGGTTTCTGGGCTTACCTTGAAGCCTTTGGGGCGAGGCATCACGGCATCCCCGTAGGCGGCATGAGCGGGGAGAGAATCACCCAAGCCAGACCGAAGGCGAAGGCAACGCCCCAAACCGCCGCCACGGCCAGCCAGAACATGGTCCAGAACACAGGCGGCTTATAAGGCGCGGGAGCGATGGAGTTGGGGCCCAGAGAGGGCATGTTCTTGAACCAGTCGGTCATGTGATCCTCCAGTCAATCCACGGGTAGCAAGCCTTTGCGAGTGCCCACTTGATCTTAAAGGCCGGGGTTTGAACGCCCTTCTTGTCCTCGATCACTTCGCGGTTGCCCTCGAAATATCGCCAGTCCGCGACGTAGGTGCAGACCTTCTCGCCATTGGCGCGCAGGACGAACCGGGGCTGCCGTTCGAGGCGCTGAATCGCACCGGCCTTGGCGAGCAACTGAAGCTCCGCATCCCGCTTCGCCTCTGCCTTGCTGGCGAACCTCACGCCGTCCACCACCTGGGGCTTGGCGTTGAACTTGTTGCGGCGGCTCATGCGGCCACCTGCTTTTCCGCGTGTGTGCCCCACTGATCCGCCATCGCGGCGGCAATCCCCGGATAGAACCTGCTGCGCTCTTTCCAGCGGTCGGCGGACGGTGGCATGCGATGCACGCGCGCCTCGCGGCCTTCCACGATGTTGGTGGGCGAAAGCGGCGGCAGGCCCTTCAACCAGAAGCAGGTCCGCTTGGTTTCACCGTGTCCAAATTGCCACGGCTGCACCGATTGAGCCGGCGCCTGATAGTTGCGGATCAGCGCCTTGGCGTGCCGGTGCATTACCGGATTCTCGACGGCGATGCGGTCGATGGGCGCATTCCAGCATGCCGAGAACAGCGCGGCGCCTTCCTGAAGTTCCGCCTGCATCTGGTCGGCCGTCTTGCCCGGCGGCGGCACGCTCAGCCAGCGCACACCGCTGTTGCAAAGCCTAGTGCAAGGCGGGTGCATCACGGCGAGCAGATCCCAGCCGTCATTCAACAGGTCGCGCACGTCGCCGACGATGTGCCGGTTGCTGCCGTCCTCGGCCGGCAACAGGTCGCAGGACCATACATCGTGGTCGCGTGCGGCAAAGGCCCTGCGGACAATGCCCGAGGTTTCGCAGCCGACCAAGACCCTCATGCCTTCACCCTCCAGACGCGGAGGCAGGCAAGGCGAGCCGCCTCTAGTGCAGCCTTTGCCTTGTGAGAGCGCGTGCGGTCATACCGGCGCTGGGCCATGTCGGCGGCAAGCTCGGCGGCTATTAGGCGGGCGGCGGGGCAACGGCGGCGGGTCATGTCATCCCCCTCGCCGCTCGGGTCGCCTGAAGCGCCTCGTATGCCTCGTCCATCGCTGAAATGGCCGCGTCGTCGGAAATCGCGGGCGGCTCTGGCGTTTCAGATTTTTTATTTAGTGAAACGGACCGCGTCACCGTTACATGGTCGATGCCCGTTTCCGTCTCAATCTCGCGCGAGGTCGCGCCAGCCTTCGCCATCTGAACGGCGCGGCGCATGGAAGGGCTGAGAGCGTCCTCGTACAAGCCAAGGATTGCGTCCTCCTCGCTCCGCTTGTCCTGATCCATGCGCTTGCGCGTGATGGCTTTGCGGAGAACCTTGGGCACGTAGCCCGCGCTCTTGGCCTCGGCATAGATGTCGCGAATGTCGGACTGGATGGCGTCGCGCTCATCCATCAAACGCTCGATACGGTCGGCCAGCGACTTCAGGTGGTTGTCGGCTGTGTTGTGTCCGATGCTCATTACCGCCCCCTACCGCCGATCAGCTTGTATGCGCGCCGCCGGTCCGCCTGGAGCTTCGCCACGCGCTCCCTGATCCGGCGTTCCTCCCGCTCGCACTTGGCGAGAAGGCGCATTCCCAGCGTCTGCGTCGAGCGCCCGCAGGTTTTCCGCAATGCGTTGATCGAGCGCGCAAAACCGTTCTTCAATCCGGACATATTCATCGGCGGTCAGGCTCACTTTTTCATTGTTAGAAAGGATTGCCCTTACGCGGCGAGCGTTCATGTCGAGCCGCCGTGCAAGGCGGTTTCGCCAATGGTCTTTGGTGTCGGACCACGAGCGCGGGCCGCCTATCGCAATCAGCATCGGGCGGACACGTTCAAGCGCGGCAGACATTGCCGAGTTTCCGACAGTCTTTGACAGCTTCGTGGGCATGGCTTCCCTCATGGTTGAACCCATGAAGAGCGCCGATACCTGGAAGCCTCTGGGCACCGTCACGCAGCAAATCGCCGCCAAGCTGATCGAGCTTCGTGAGGTGCAGGATAAAAGAGCGGGCGCGCTGCAATCCGAAGAGAGCGCGCCCGCAGTTGTCCCCGGTCAGGGAGGAGGAAGCGGCACCCCAAGGAGCCGCACCGGGGATTTCAAGAACAGCCCCCGAGCCGTGCAGAGCCACGAGTCCGGGGTGAATGGGGTCGGCCTCGCGCGACCCAATCATCAACGCGAGGCCGGTGCTGGGCATGTTCGGAGCGCTATGCATGCCAGCGAGGGAAACGAAATCGCGAGCAATCCCGCTCGCCGGGAGGTCGGAACAGAAGCCCCGGATCATTTCCGGCCTCCCCTCTTACCTTCCAGATCGTCAACGACGACCAGCCCGGAGGCGGACAGGCGCGTCCGAAGGTCCCAATAAAGCGCCGCGCCTTCGACCGTCTCGGCAGCGTCGAGCGCACGGCCGATCCCGTTAATGACGCTCGTATGGCAGCCGCGATTGGTTACGCGGGCCATGGAGGGAGAGCTAAGCCCGGTAAACTCTCTCAAAAGCCGCCAGCAGACATGCCGAACGCGGACGTTCTTGCGCAGCCGCTTGAAGTCGTGGATCTCGTAGGCTGTGACGCCCGCAACCTGGGCCGCCAGTTCAACAATCTTGTCGAAGATCACGCGATCGGCCGGGGTATCGGTGCGGCCGTTCTGGAGGTAAAGCCGCGTGTTCTTAATGCGCTTGGTGATCCTGCCAAGGCGGGTGCGGTCGCGATTTTCCCACGGCTTGCGGCCGTTTACACGGCACGCTTCCTGCCGGGCTGGGTTGGTAGTGTCGCGTTTGCTCGCCAGCACAACAGGCGCAATCACGTCCCGCTTGATAACGATGGGCTTGGGCAGCCGCGCGAGCGCCGCCGGGCTCATGTCCTTGCTGGCGAGGCTGCGGATGCGCGCCTTTTCTTCCTGCAGTTCCTGGAAGTAGCCGATGCCATCGAGGTCCATCTAGGCCCCCATGTCGTCAAAGTCAGACGAAACGTAATGGGTGGACACCGATTGAGCGTTCGACTTGACCCACCCGCGGGCAAGCCGCGTCCGCTGCAGTCTTTTGATCTTTGCGAGCTTTTCCTCTTCGGAAAATTCCCGCCGTGCCGGAACAGGGTCGGTGGCTTCTGTCCAGTCGCTCATGCCCGCACCTTGGCGGTGCCGGTGAGGCGGACGGGCGTTATTGCGCTGGTCCAGTTATGCTTCGCGTAATTAAGAAGTTCGCCTTCGGTGGCAAAGTTCGTGGTCAGGACGTTTCCGTACTTGTCGATTGCGTGCCAGCGCGTCACCTTCACCTCTCTGGGGAGAGAAGGCAGCAGTGCCTCGGCGGCTTCCACCAAAGGCCAAAAGTCGCTGATCTTGAGGGCATCAGAACCGGCACGGCGGCAATCGCGCGCAGCCCGCACAAGCTCTTCCAGCTTCTCCGCGTCTATGCTCATGACGCCCTCGCCTGCTTCTTCGGCGCGGACGCCTTCCGCTCTGGCTTCACGCGCGGCTTGGGGAGCTTGATGCCGTCCTGCTCGGCAATGGCCTTCAGTTCGCGCGTCCACCAATGGGGGAAGTGCCCCGTGTCGCCGTACTGGGCGCTGGAAATCGTGGAGACAGCCCGACCTGTGCGAGCCGCCATCTTTCGGATGCCGCCAAACCGCGCGATTGTGTCGGCTGCGGGAAGTTCGAGCTTGTTCATGTACGGGAACATGGCCGATTTCCGCACACGACGCAATAGCCAAAACCGATTTTCGGACTTTCAGCAGTTCAAACGCTGACTCAGTGACGCACCCCGCATGCTAGAATTAGTCGAATTACCCGCGCTACGGATAGGCATGAGCAAGATGCCTCCCAAGACAGTGACGCCACGGCCCTGGCTGGAGCAGCGAATCCACGCGGTCGGCAAAAACAAGATTGACCTTGCCCGCGCGCTGGGTCTCAATAATGCCCGCGTCCATGAGATGATCTCCGGGGGGAGACGGATCAAACTTAGCGAAATGGATCGTATCGCGGCGTTTCTGGATTGGACCCGCGAAGAACTTTTCCGACACGAAACCGGGCTCTCCCCCGCCTCCACTGAAATTGTACAAGTGGAGAATGTCGAGATTGACTACGGGCGCACTTTTGATCTGCCGCTCTACGGGGCGGATGATCTAGGGGGCGGCGTCTTTGCCATGAGTGAGAAACCCGTAAACAGTATCGATCGGTCTCCCGCCCTGAAGGGCAACAAGGCCGCTTATGCCGTCTATTGCGCCGAGGACTCACTCGCCCCTCGATACGAGCGCGGTCAAACTCTCGCGATCGACCCGACTCGCCCCGTCGCCCCCGGCAATGATGTCCTGTTCGTGAGCCGGGATGGAAAGTCGCGCTGCATCCGGCGTCTGGTCGCCGTCCTGCCGAGCGAATGGCGCGTGCAGCAGCTCACCCCTCCTCGCACCTACAAAATGGCAAAAGCCGAATACCCCACGGCACACAAGATATTCGGCTCCCGCACGCTCTAGCGTAACGCTGGCACCGCCAGCAGCCGAAACGGCGATTCCCTAACTCGCGCACAGCTTGACCGAAAAACGCAAGAATCTTGCGTTTGTGCGACATGCGTATAGCTGTACGATTTTCGTGTTGCGCACTGTCCGATTTCCGCTCATATTCTCCTCGCACACCGGGAGAGGAGATAGAAATGACTGCATCCACCTACGCCGAAGCCAAGGCCATCGCAGACAGCCTCCGCGCGACCTTCAAGGGCTGCGACTGGGTTGTGACCATCCACGCCCCTCTCTTCGACGGCGACCTGTATCGCGTCGTGGTCGGCTAACCCGCTCGCACACGCGCACAGGAGGATCACATGCCCGACACGCTCACCACCTTCCGCCGCGACACCGATCACCTCACCACCGCCGAGCTGATCCGCCGCGAAAGGCAACCGCTGCCTTCGCACGCAATTGAAGGCTTCAATTATCGCCAGTGGGCCGTCGCCGTGTGCACCGCCGAGGTCGCCCACCGCGCCGCCGACTTCGCCCGCTGCGAGCGCCTGCTGGGCTACGACTTCGACCGCTGGGCCGAGCCGACCTGTGTCGAGATGGGCCAGTTCGCGCACGAAGCGCATGCCGGGGCCGCGCTGGTTTGGCTGTCGCACCTCCAGACGCACGAGAGCGACCGCCGCGCCGCATGGGACTGCCTGCCGTTCGACATGTGGACGAAGAAGCGCCGCGCCGCCTGGATCGCCAAGCGTCGGGTGCTGTGGGCCGGATTTCTCAATGCCGTGCGGAACTACAAGGCAGCAAAAGGAGAAGGACGATGAACAAGCATAAGATGGTCGCCTACGCGCCGTTCGGGCTGGAGCCCGACGCGATTGAGGTGTTGATCACGTTCACATTTCTGCCGGGCGCTCGCGCCACGCGCATCGACCCCGCCGATCCTGCCGAGGTCGAGTTCGTCAGCGCCACCGCCACGCTGCACACCCTCGACACGGGCATGCAGGCGATGCTGGACGACTGGGCGCGCGAGTATCTGGGCGACGCGGGTTACAGCGACGCCTGCGCCGCTGCCGAGGACGACAACACCAGCGCACGCGAGGATGCGGCCGACTATCGGCGCCGTGCCGCTCGCGATGACGCTCTGACGGAGCGCGGCACCGACGAACAGCGGGCTTGGTACGACACCAGCGAGGAACTGAAATGACCGACAAAGACAAGATCATCCGCGCGCTGAAGCCGTTCGTGGAAGCCTACGCGAAGTCTGCCGATCCCATTGGCGACAGCGACTTGGACAACGAGCAGCCGCGCCACGTCACCGTGACCTTGGGCGACTGCCGGCGAGCCGCGAACTTGCTCGGCATCTATCCGACCGCAAAGGGGAAGTAAGCCATGCCTGACCAGACCATCCCGCGCTCGTCCGTCACCGTCCGCGCAATCGGCGTCGAGCTGAACGAGGCGATGAAGCTTCGCCAGATGCTTGGCGAGGACTGCGACCCGAAGCTGCTCCTTGATACCATCGAAGGCGAGACCAATCTGGCCGAGGCGTGCGTGTTCGTGCTGGAGCAGACGCACGAGGACGAGATTCTGATCGAAGGGCTGGCGGCGAAGATTGCCGAGCTTCAGGTCCGCAAAGGCCGCATGGAAAAGTCCGTCGAGAGCCGGCGCGGCGTGATCCTGATGGCGATGGATAAGGCGGGCCTTCAGACGATCAAGAGCCCGCTCGGCACGATGACCGCGCGACCGACGCCACCGAAGGCCAGCATCACAGACGAGGCGCTGATCCCCTCTAGGTTCTGGAAGCCCAGCGATCCCAAGCTCGACCGGGCCGCCGTGGCCGCAGCACTCAAGGCCGGCGAGGCCGTGCCCGGTGCCAGCCTGTCCAACGGCGGCCTGACCCTTTCCATCCGCATTAAGTGAGGAAACCATGAACAACGTCGTTCCAATGCAGACCCCGTCGCCGCTTCGCCCGCGCGACTACGACCCGTCGCAGCTTGCCCTGATCCGTCGCACCGTCGCAGCCGACACGACGCCGGATGAGTTCAACATGTTCATCGAGATTGCCAAGCGCGCCGGCCTCGATCCGTTCCGGAGGCAGCTTTACTGCATCGTGTATTCCAAGGATAAACCCGACAAGCGCAAGGTGACGTTCATCACCGGCATTGACGGCTTCCGCGCCGTCGCCGCTCGCAATCGGGACTACAGGCCCGGCGACGATGAGCCCGTCATCGTCTATGACGACGCCGCCAAAAACCCGGAGACCAATCCGCTCGGCATCGTGAAGGCCACCGTGAAGGCTCACAAGATGGCACCTTCTGGCGAGTGGTTCCCCGTGAGCGGCACCGCCTATTGGTCCGAGTTCGCGCCGCTCAAGGATGAGTGGCAGTGGAACGATGAGAAGGGCAAGCGTCTGCCGACCGGCCGCATCACGCTCGATCCCTCGTCCAACTGGTACAAGATGGGGCGGATAATGATTTGCAAGTGCGCCGAGGCCCAGGCGCTCCGCAAGGGCTGGCCAGAGGATCTGAGCGGCATCTACTCGCCCGAGGAGATGGAGCGTCCCATGCTGGACGTGACGCCCACGGATGCCATCGAGCAGCACGAGCAGGCGCAGCGCATGGCGCGCATCGGCGGGACCAACACCATCGCCGTGATCTGGAAGATGGCCGAGGCGCTGGAGGCCGTTCCGGTCGGCAAGCTGGCGGATCGGTGCATTGCCCACTTCGCCACGCTCGAGAGCGTGGGTGAACTGGAGTGGTGGTGGGCAACCAACGAAGTCTCGATGCGGCAGTTTTGGGCGCTGCACAAATCAGACGCGCTCAACGTGAAGGCCGAACACGAGGCCCGCAAGGCGGCGCTTGCCGGCTGACTTGTTGCCGAGCGTCCTGATCTGGGCGCTAGGACAGGCAACCTCTGACGAGGATTTGGACAAATGGTGGCACAAGCACAAGCGATTGATCGCGGGTTTGAGCGAGGCGGACCGCGTCCGGTTGTTGGAAGCCGGACGGGAAACCCGCGCCCGCATCAAAGCCGGACCCACAAGCAAAACCGCCTCCTGCATGCGGCGCTAAACGACATCGCGGATCAACTGCCGTGGCCTTCGGAGACTGGCGAACTGCACGATGCGATCTGGTGGAAGCGCCGGATCACCCTCCAATGGCTGATCGAGACAGGCGAGACGCCGGAGCTTGTCGAGAGCCTGGACGGGCTGCAATTCGCCCTCCTGCTCCCGCACACGAGCGACCTGACCACGAAGCAATGCGCCGCGCTGAACGAGTGGCTGTTCGTGTTCGGCCATCAACACGGCGTCACGTTCAAGAAGATTGAAGCATGACCACCCGCCGCTCCCTCTCCCCGCTACAGCGCCTCAAGGTGTTTGAAGCCGCAGGCGGACGCTGCCACTTGTGCGAGCTTCGCATCCAGGTCGGCCAGCCGTGGGACGTGGAGCATGTGCGGCCCCTTGCGCTGGACGGCGCGGACGACGCCGCCAACATGCGCCCGGCTCACAAGGCGTGCCACGCCGACAAAACCCGGACCGACGCGGCATCGTGGTCGAAGGCAAAGCGCGTCAAAGCGAAGCTGTACGGGGCTAAAAAGCCCTCCGCATGGCGCAAGCCGCCACCAGGATACAACGCATGGACACGACGAATAGAGCGATAGACTTGCCTGTAGGCCAATGGCGGAACCGCAAGGAATACGACGCTTGGTGGAGCAAAAACAGCATGGCGCACAACCGGCTTGCCGTCACAGATCCAGCGGAGTGGGAAAGAATCACAAAGGCTATCGAGGCATTCCATAGGAGAATTGAGACATGAGCGAGGAACTAAAGCCGTGCCCATGTGGAGGGCAGGTTTACGTCGGAGAACTCAAGTTCACCGGAGAGACACAATGGCACGTCGGCTGCATTAACTGCAACCGCGAATCTGGCAAGCACGCGGACAAGGCCGAGGCTATCGCCGCCTGGAACCGCCGCGCCTCCCCCACTCCGGAAGGAGGAGGGGGAGAGCGGGACGCTTTTGAGGTTTGGGCACACGCGGACCACCGCCGCATCGAGCCCGAGGAGTACGAAGAGCGCACGCCCGACAATAACCACTACTACGCCGACGACAGCACCAATCAGGCTTATGTCGGCTGGTGCGCCGCCCTCCTCTCCTCACCACGGGTGGAGGACGTGAGGCGTGATGCGCTGGAAGAAGCGGCGACGGTGGCGGATGAGACACAGGCAAGCGCACGCGAAGAGGTCGCATCCGACAAAGAGGAAATGGGCGAAGATTACGATCCGTATTCATTTGGCGCTGGGTTTTTAAGCGGCGAAATAACTGCGTCGATTAATATTGGGACGGCCATCCGTTCCCTCTCTCCCCCTGATGGGGATGGGAAACAGGAACAGGCTACGCGGGCCTCCGGCCCTACCGCGCCGACCGACCTACTGCAATCGAAGGAGTCCTATAAATGAGCGCCACGCAGAATACCTTGGAAGACTTGGTCGCCCGAGCGCGCGCCATCCGCGACGCTGGCTCTGACGTTCTTGACCTTGCGGGCTTCTGGCCGTTGATCGAGGTCGCCGCCGCCAATCTGCCGGCCCCGGACTACACGGCGATGACCGGCCCGGAACTGCTTCATGCGTGCCGCGATGACGCCCACAAGTGGGCCACCGCATTCTGCCAGCACGCGAAGAAGCAAGGGCGCGACATAGATCATGGCTGGATGGTCGGCTGGTTCGCCAACGCTATCGAACACTCGCACGACGTTCGCACCGGCGGCGGCCCCGTGGTCATGCCGGACGGGTCCGCGTTCTTCGTGGCCGAAGTCAAATGACGGAGCAGGAGCGCGCCGACGTGCGGACGGCCTATCGCCCGCTGGTCGAGGGTCTCGCGGGAAAGCCGGGCACCGTCAGCTACGACGAATGGGCCGCTGCGGTTGATCGTGCGTTCCCGCCATCCCCCACCGATGGCGCGGCCTTCGACCCACCAAAGGTCAGGACCCAATAACCCCCATGGAGAGTAAGACAATGTCAGATTCAACTCGCTCCAAGGTATTAGAGGTGATGGCGGAAGCCGTGAGGGTTTCACGGATCAACGACGTGTACGACGCCGACGAAATCGCCTCCGACATTCTCGCGCACCTATCTGCAAAAGGGATGGCGGTCGTGCCGGTGGAACCGACTGCCGCGATGTTGGACGCCCTGCACGACAAGGTTTTGATTAGGGCAGATCCGGCGCTGCGCGAGTGCAGCATACTGAACGACCGCGAGACTTACGCCGCCATGCTCTCCGCCTCCCCTTACGGGAAAGCGCCGATGCAGGAAGCATCGGCGGAGCGCGAAGCGCGTAGCGAACAAATCCCCCCAGGGAAGGAGGAGAGCAAATGAGCGAGCGCAACTCAATCCCCTACCCGCCACGGGGGCTCAGCCGGGAAGAGGCGGCCCACTATATCGGCGTCGGCGCGACGACCTTCGACGGGCTGGTGCAGGACGGCCGGATGCCGAAGCCCATGAGGCTTGGCAAGCGTGTGATCTGGGATCGCCTGAAGGTCGAGGCGGCCTTCGTGGATCTGGACGAAGGCCGGGAGAACGTGATTGATCGTGCCTTGCGGCTGGCTGGCAGCCGCCGGTAGCTTTAGGCCATGGACAACCGCCCCTTTCTCTCCAGCTACAAGGACCGCCACGGAAAGACGCGCTGGCGATTCCGGCGGGGGAAGGCTGGCCGCCCTATGCCGGGCGCGCCGGGCGATGAGGCATTCGAGATTGCCTACGACGACGCCCTGAACGGCCGTGCGAGCGCCAAGGTCGTCTCCCATCCGAACAAGGCATTGCCGCGCACTCTGCGGGCCGCCTGGAGACTTGCCCCGGCCATCAGGAACGCCCCCAGCCGCAGAGCCGTTCGCCCTTCTCGTTGTGGGCTATAATGGCCCTCTCCGTCCGCTCTGCCATCCGATCGCTTGGCGCAAAATAGATCGGCTTGGCGACAAGGCAGAACGAGTCAGCGCTCCCATTTCCGGCGCAGCCTGCCAAGCTCGTCAGCGCCAGCACCATCAACGCGGTTTTCGACATTACGGGCCTCCGTGGCCTGTTGGTTAATGCGTTCGGCGGTTTCGGCTCGCTCCGCCTTCCGTCCGATGCCGATGAGCTTCAGGACGGCAATCAGGAGGAGGCCGACGAAGGCCCCCACGAAGGCGACCTTGGCCCAGATCCCGGAGAGCCAAACGGGGATCACGGGCTGATCTCCCCGGACTTCACGCGCCGGAACACCCGGCGGATCAGGTAGACCGCGGCAAGCGTGATCCCGACCGCTATCAGGGCCGTGTAGACGTGCCCGTTGGCGAGGGGGGATAGCAGGTCCCGGATACTCGCCGCCGTCCCTTGGGCAGATTTGGCGGCTTCTACGGCGGCATTCACGGCCTCGACCGCCGGCTTGATGTTCTCGACCGCTAGGGCCGTTGCGCCTGCCGCCACGCCGACGTTCGTCAGCACCGCTTTGGACGAGCCTGCGCCCGGCGGCGGCTTCACGTCCTGCGGCATGGGGCGCGGCAGCTCGTTCTGCATCGGCTCAAAAAACATGGCGGTTTCGCGCGCCCGCCGGGCAACCAGCGCAGAGTTCACACCGAACTTGTCGCGATTCCACAGGCTGATCGCGTCGCCCGCTTCCTTGAACTTCCCGGCCTTCCAGTTGCGGACCACGCTGGACGAGGCAAACCCGCCCTTGCCGATGTTGAAGGCCAGCGAGACGCAGGCGTTGAACTGGTTGTCGTTGGGCTTCTCGCCCGCCGGTCCGACCATGTTCTGCTCAACCACCGCCTCCGCCCAGTCCGTATCCTTGTCGAACAGGGCGCGGGATTCCTCCTTGGTGATGGTCTGGCCGGGGAACACGTCAGATCCAGTGTGGCCGACGCCGATGGTCAGGACGCCCTGCACCACGTCGCCGGGATTGATCCGCTTGCCGGTGTGGTCGTCGTAGGCGAACAGGCGCTCGCCCTCCTGTTCCGTCAGGAAGTCGTAGCCGCGCGTCGTCATCTGTCGCATGGGTTTCCTTTCTCTCGTTGCCGCATTTCACGCATCAGAACCTCAAGCCCGTCCTGGACGAGGTTGCGCAGCTCGCCCATGGACACGGGGAAAGACAGGTCGCGCTCGGATGCGGCATCCCACACCTTGAGCCGTAGCGGCTGCCCGTGTTCGGCAATGATGCGCGGCATGGGGCTCATTTCAGGCCCGGTGCAGGAATTTATCGAAGAGCGCCCACGCCGCTGCGATAATCATGGCCAGGATGCCGCCGACCTTCAGAGCAAGCCACAAGGCGCCCTTCCCCATGTCGGCGATGCTGGTCAGGTGATCGAGTTTGGCCTCGATCGACTCCAGGGATTTCTGCTGCCCGGCGACGATCTGCTCGACCTTTGCCAGCCGGTCCCGCTCGTCAGGGCTCATGATGGACACGTGCCCCTCTCCCTGCCTACGCTCATGTCAGCCTCCGTGCAGGTCTTCTGGTCCGCGTTGGGGTTAGGGCTCCGGGGTAGATGGCCGTCTGCTCCGGGGCCTGCTGCTTAAACTCCTACGCCCACACGACGGGCGGATCGGTCAGATCGCGCTGCACACCAGCCCCTTCAATTGCCGTCGTGATCGTCTCGTAGCCGACAAAAGCGTCGTTGAGCCGAAGCAGTCGGCGCCATTCAGGTCGGTGTTGGGATTGTCCGACTGGAACTGCGAGTAATCGCGATACCGCGTGTAGGATGTGGGGGTCGTCATTGTGCGTCCGCCACAAGGTTGTCATCAGTCCTCGAAAGGGCGGCGGCAATCAGCTTCAACGCCTCGATCCGCAGGTCTGCATCGGCACCTTTCAACGGCACTTCGTTTGCCAGTTGGGCGATAACCTTAAACGCATTTTCATTGGTCATAGTGATAGCCTTTTAGATGATGCAGGGGATGCGATACGCCTGCCCGGTGCTGTCGGTGATGACAATGGATGCGTTCGTCGTCGCCGCCAGTGCGCCAGCGACCAGCCCAGTGGTCGCGGCGTTTCCGAGCGTCAGTGTCTTGCCAGAGGCGATCTTGAAGTTCTGAGCGCTGGTGACGAGTGCAGGGGCAATCGTGAAGGTCACAGCAGGAGCGCCACCGTTTGCTACCAAGAAATCAAAGGTAATGGCGTTGCCGCCATTGGTCGTTGCGCGGATAAGACCGTCGCGGCTATTAGCACCGTTGCCGGTGGGGTCGAATGACAAAGCAACGCCGGTACTAGCGGTGCTGCCAGCGTTCATCAGGACCATTCCGTAAGTCGTCGCGCCTGCGCTGTCCTGCCGGATGCGAACCTGCTCCGTGCCAACGACAGAAGTGCCAATCGCGATTTGGCCGGCGTGATAACTCTTTGCGGTGCCGCTGAAATACAAGCCCCACTTGCCTGTGCCCGACGCCATCGCTGACTGATACGCCGCTGTGATAGGAGCGCCCTCTGTCATGTTGCCGACTGACACACCGTAAGCCGCCGTCGTGACACGGGTACCGTGGCCTAGGTTGCCAACTTGGAAACCAGTCATCGTGCCAATCGTGCCTGTGCCGTCTAGCAGATCGACGTCACCGGCTTCAAACACAGCCGCAGTTGTGATCGTTCCGCCAGTACCTTCGTGGGCAATATGACCCCGCGAATAGCGCGCAGACGTAATGCCGCTAACAGCGCTACCCGCCAACCCTAAACGGACGTACCCGTCGTTTGCCAGCGCAAAACTTACCGTACCGGCAGTGTGGTTCAGATCAAGCGTGACTTTCGCGCCCACGGTCTGAAAGGCACTGCCGGTTCCGGTGAAATCAGTGGTAATCAAGACATTCGTGCTATCTGTCGTGCCGCCGCCTGACATGGCCGCAGCAAGTCGGCTCAACACTGTGTTCGTTGTGCCGGTGTTTTTGGTGGTGTTAACGCCCCCCGCCAGAGACAAACCCGTGGACGAGAAGGTGCCCATGTTGGCACCGCCCAGCGCAATCGAAAGCGTGCCGTCGCCCGGCGTTGCCTGATAAAAGCCGGTATCGACATCGCTGCCATAAATCATACCAGGGGCGGCGGCAGAGCCATCTGCAATAACAACAGCACCAGCAGATGCCGGGGTGAAGCCAAGGGCTGTGATGATGCGGGCGGAATTGACTGCGGGGGAATACGAAATAGCCATATCAAGTCCCCTGCTGATAGACGAGGCTCTGTCCCGCAGTGCCGATAAAGGTAATCGCGCCGACCGGACACTCCGCGCCCGTCAGCGTCAGCATGTCACCAGACAGCAGAGGCCGAGACGTTGCGAGGACTGCCGTGCCACCAGCAATGTTGACGCTCATCTGCGCGTTCCCAATCGGGTTCCAGATCGAGATGGCTTTGCGTCCCGCAACGGCGGCAACCAGCGTCGTGGACGTGGGACCGGCGGTGACTGCCACCGCCGTGGGAGCGCCCCAGGTGATGCCGCCGCCGACGGGGGCGGCCCCTGAGTCGACGGTCTTCAGGTATCCTTGCGCATCCACCTGCACAAGGATGGTCTGCCCATCCCCAAAGACCTTTGGCGACTCCTGATACTGGCCTGCAATCTGTTCAACGGGCATTGTGGCCTCCTAGGCGTAGACGCGGATGCTGAAGCCATCCGGGTCCTGATAAGCGACGTTGTCGCCAAGAAATCCGAGATAGAACGTCGTCGTGGTTCGTCCCGACGCCGTCCGCTCCATGAAGATGGTAGAGTTCGTGGTGACGAGCGGATCGCTGAGCGTCGAGCCGGTGACGACGTAGTTCGCGTCCGGCATGGCGGGCGACATGACGACCGTCACTTTGCCCTGCGCGGTGCGCGTGATGCTCGAAATCCCGGTCTGCTTCTGGATGGTGATCGTGGTGCCCGACATCGTGCAGTAGGCTTGGGCGTACTGTTGAAGAGGCAGAACCGCCGCGCCTGTGGCTGGCTGGTAGCTTGTGCAACGCCAGTTTCCGGAGCCTTCCGACTCGAACTCGGCGCAATCGCCCGCCGCCGTCGTGATGTTCGCGCCCGTGGGCAGGATCAGCGACGTGGCGTTGTGGGTGAGCGTCAGGATGCCGCCAAACACCACCTTGCGGCGCACGCCCGAGGCAATCGTGCCGAGCGCCGTGATGGTCGTCGTTCCAGTGACCCGCACATAGTTAGACGCCGCCGCGCCGATGTCCGTGGTGGTGGCGCTGGCCACATCCACCCGCACCGCCTCGTTGAAGGCCGCGCTCGTCATGGTGAGCGTTGCGGTGACGCTCGTTGCGCCGCTCAGCGTGCCGCCTGTGCGGGGTAGCGCGGGATAGGAGGAGTTCTGTAGATGAAATACCGGCGTCGCCGCAGAAACCGCGATTTCGTAGACGCCACCGGATACGATGTCGCCCGCCGCCATCGCCGCGCCATTGGGCCAGACAAGCGCGCCCGACCCTACCGTGCTGACATCGACCGTCATCGCTCCGGTATTGGTGGACGCAGCCTTAAAGGTGAACGTCTGCCCGGCCGCATAAGCCGAGATTCCCGGCGTGGGGGAAAGCGTAATCGCGTCCGCCGTCCCGCCTGCCGTGCCGCCGTAATTGATGGCGCCGTCCGCGACCTGTGACACGCGCACGCTATCAGCCGGCGACGAGCCGATCCCCAATCCGGTGAGTTTGTTGCCCCCCATCGGCTGGTTGCCGGTGTAGACCGTCTGCCCGTCTTTGCTGATGGACTGCGTAAGAGCCGCGCCGATGTCGGACAGGTCGGAATTGACCGCGCTCGACGCAATCGTCGTTCCCGGCGTGAAGGGGGGTTGTGGCAACGAATATGTGCCTGAACCATTACGCGCCATGTGTCACCGTGGAGATGAGGCAAAGCCGCCCGCAGCGCCGGCAAGACCAGCGTTAACGGGACGGGCCGCGCCCTGTTGCTTGAGGATGGCGTCAATCAGCGAAAGCGTTTCGGCGTTCACTTGAGCGTTAGGATTGGCGAGAAGATCGGCCAGCCGCGAACGCACGGCCTCGCTGGGCTGGCGTGCCTTTTGGTAGCCCGTTGCAATCATCTGCAGAATGGAGGCGGGCGTTGTCGCGCCGCCTTGCGGGATGCTCAATGCCGCGTCGTCCGCCATGGAGGCAAGCCGCTCGGCAGTTTGTGAGCCTTGAAGAACCTTGTTTTGCGTGTCCGCAAAAGCGCGTTCGGCACCGGATCGCTTGATAAGCTGTTCAGCGGCATCAGGGCCGTAAATCTCAGCTAGCTTCTGCTGCATGATCTGGTTGTCGGAGATCGACTTGGCGAGCCGGCGCGTTGATTCTGGGCCGCTAGTGGCCGCGTCGCGCATGACATTGGACGATCCCACCTGGAACGCCTGAAGTTGGCGCAAGTCGGCACCCGGCAAGTCCGCCGCGAGGGCAGCCGGCGAGACATTGACCGCCGCCTCACCCTGTCCCGATTTCATAAAGTCGCCGCCGCGCTTAAGCCAACCTTCGCCCGTGCGCTTGTTGTAAAGGGACGCGACCTTTGAATAGGCTTCGTCTGCCGCTTTGATGCTGGGGTTTGCATCGTAAAGCGCCCTTTCCCATCGGCTCCCGATGTCATCCACGAAGGATTGGTTGACCGCCTTGCCCGACTGAAACGCCGCCTGCGTGTTCTTGTTCATCATGCGCTTGACCATGTGCGCGGCTTCGGCGGCCCCAAGCTGAACGCCGTTTTCTTCAGCGTCCGCGATGATCTGGTCCATCGTCTTGCGAATGGCCGGAACCTTTAACAGTTCATCCATTTCCGGGGAGACGTTGAACTTTCCTGCGCGCAATACCGGGTCATAGAGTTCGCTGCCGGTCTGCGTCTTGTATGCCTGCAGGAACTTCTGCGCGTCGTAGACGCTGGGCACGTTGGCCTGATCGCCCATCGCCCCCAGCATCCGCTGGCCCGTCTCGCGGTTGCGTTGACCGAAAGCCGCTGTGTATTTCTCTCCAGCCTCTCCCGGTAGCATCGCTCCAAGGTTGGCAAGCCTCGTCGCGCCCTTGCTGGTGTCAGCGAGGAAAGCCCCTTCGCCCAGATCGCCCAATCTGGTGCGTGCCTGTCCCGTGCCACCGCTGCGGGCAATTTCCAAGGCTAAGCGCTTACTCGCCGCGTCGCCCTCGATGTTGCCCGCCGCGATGCGTGAACTATCGGCAATGGTCGCCGCCAGACTGTCCTGCGTGATGTTCCCGCCTTCGGGAGCGGCGGCCGACAGGGACTTGTAGGGAACCTGCGGCGCGAACTTGTCGGCAAGATTGCCGGTCGCGCGCAATACGCCCGGCGCGAACTTTTCGTAGAGATACTTTGCCCCCGAGCCGACAACCGGGAGAACGCCACCCACGGCACCACCTACGGCGGCCGGGATGACGGCATTTGCGGCCCTGTTATCAAATCCGCCCTCACCTTCGCCAAAGCCCTGAGCGCCGCCAAGGACAGCACCGGAGGCCGCGCCACGCAGCATCATGCCGGGCAAGCTCGTCGCGCCGCCGCCAAGCAACGCCTGCCCGCCTGGAAGCATCATCAGTGCGCCCGTGCCGGCAAGCGTGCCGGCGACGCCAGCGCCCGTGGTCGTGACCGGATAAGCTTCTGCGTCGCTCTTGGTCTGCGCCCTCTGGCGGGCAAGTTCCTCGTCGTATCTCTGGCCCTGTGTCGGGGCATTGGAGACGGTTTGCGGCGTCGGGCTGCCGCCGATGCTCTCGTCCCTCTGGAGAGCGGGGCCGCTCATCATCCAGTTAGAAAATTTGGGGAGCGCCGAGCGCACACCGGCCGCAATCTCGTCTCCAAAGCCCAGCGTTGCGCCCTGCCCAAAGGCATTGGCAGCGGCGTCAGAACGGCCCTGCGGCTTGCTGCCCTTTTCGCGGGCAAGGAACGTGCGGGCCGCATTGGCCGCCTGTGCCGCGTCCGGGGCGTCCACAACCACCGTGCGCCCGTCGCCTAGATCGACTTCAAACTCGCTCATAGCGGCTTGCCGTCCAGGCTGATCCGCTGGCGCGTCCCATCCCCACTGCCAGACGACGGAGTACTGCTGCGAGATTGAGTTGGACGATAGGTCGGGCCGGCATTCCGAGACATGCCGTCAACGGCGATTTGCCGATTGATTTCCTTCTGCGCGATGACCTCTTTTGAATCTCCAGGTTGCGGGAAGTACTGACGATCCGCCGCTACGTATTCGTCTTTACCAATCGCAGCCCCCGACTCCTTGCGGAGTTGCGAATAAATAAAGTTGTTCTTTGCCTGCTGGTAACGCTGATATTCAGACGAGCGAACTTGATTGGCAGCGTAGTCGCCAATGAAAGGAATAGAGCCCACCAACCCGCCCTCGCCAGCGGTTTGCACCGATGTTGGCAATTTCGCCACAACTGCGTTTGCCTCTGCCATGCGGTCCGCGTATGTCGCGGCCAGCGCCTGAGTATCATTCATGGGCTTGTTGGCTTCGCGGCGGTCATGCTCCTCTGCGTCAAGGCGGCGCTTCTGCTCAGCCTCCGACTGCGCATCAGTGCGCCTGCGCCCATACTCAAAGTCGCCCTGAAGGCGCTGGTATTCCAGCTTCTGGTTCTCGAAAGAGGCATCCAGGTCGCGCTGCATATGGGCGACCATCGCCTGCTCGGCTTGAGCAGGGTTTTCCCTCCCGTATCCGCCTCGGCGGAAGCGATCAACGTATGGCGCGGCAAGCTGGGGCGGCATGTCACGCGGCGTCATGCGCTGCGGAAGCTGCGGCGGAGCAACCATCGTCGGCCCCTGCACGCCCTGCGGCGACGGCGTCGGCGGCATGCCGTTGGTATCGGCGGTTCCCTGTGCAACTTGCGGCCCCGGCTGCGGCGGTTGGCCAGCGCCAGGAAACCGCGATTGCGCCATCTGCAGGAACTGGCCGACAGTCTTGCCCTGCATGTCGGGGTTTTGGGCAATCCACTGTTGCGGCACGACAGACGCCATCGGCGCGTTTGGGTCTGCCTTGAGAAGCGTCTGCGCGCCCTGCGCGCCAGTGCGATGGGCAAGGTAGAGAGCGGCCGGAGTCGGAGCGATGCCCGCCGCCTGTAGCGTCTGCGCGTTGCTTGCGCGGAACCGTCGCTCTGCTTCCGCCTGCAACTCCGGGGAGGCTTGGCGCGGGTCTGCCGGGAGGTTCAAGTCCGGGTTTTTCGCGCGCACGTCCGCCCACGTCGGCGGGATGAATTGGAACTGCCCGCCCGCGCCAGACTGCGGATTGAGCGCCGTTGGGTTGTTTCCGCTCTCGAAGCCGCCAAGCGTGCCTTGATAGCCGCCCGGAGGCGGAGGCGCGCCTTGCGTGATCTGCGGAGCGCCATAGCTTGCGCCAAAACTTCCGGCCGCCGTCTGCAAGCCTTCGCGTTGCCGGTCAATCTTGGCCTGCTCGACGGCCATTTGCCCCGAAAGCCGCGCGCCGTACTCGGGGTCAATTGCCGTCAGGAGCCCGATCTTCTTCTGCGGGTCCGCCTCGGCCATGACTTCCGCAAGCTTGGTGTTGCGGTCCTCGGTGGCCTTCTTCTCCTCCACATCGACGGCGTAATTGCCGTATGCGCCGGCCAGTGTCTGCGCGAGACGCGAGACGCCCTGCCACGGCGACTGAATGGGGCTGGCGTCCATGCCCTGCTCTTGAAGGCGTCGAGCGAAGGCGCGGCGAGTGTCGTAGGGGTTGGCACGGCGACCCAAGCCCGAAAGGGTGTAAGCAAGGTTGTTGTCGTCGGGCATGACGGTCATCCGGCAATCTCCCGCTGCAGATGAGCCCACAGGGGCGCGACTTCTGCCGCCACCACTTCAAGCTTCGCCCGGTAGGTCTCACTCAGGGCCGGATGATGCTTTGCCAAATAGGCAGCGCGGCCTTCGCTCCACCACGCCGGGCACGTCGCGCACTCGGGAGACTGCACGCCGTTCTCGTAGACGCGGCAGATCGGAGCGCCGACTTCTCGCAGGTAGGCGAATACATCTTCGTCCGACCAGTCCAGCAACGGCAGCCACAGGTCGTATCCAAGCCCCGTAGGCCCGTCTTCAGCCGGGAGCCGTTTCATATCTGCGCGTTTCGTGCCCCTGATGACGAGCGTGCAACCGTCGTTCAGGGCCGCATTGTGCATCGGCACCATGATATTAAACGCGCAGCACTCAAAACGATCCACGAGGCGGCGGTCGCTCATGCCGATTTTCACACCCAAAGGCGTGCAGGAGCTTGGCACGAGGTCGCTAGGCAAGCCGAAGCGCTCGTTCCAGTCAGCCGCCTGCGTCTCGATGCGGACGAACGACGGCACCATAGCCTCAACGCTATCCACGATCTCCCGCACTTCTGGCAGTAGGTCGCCGGTATCGACATGGTAAAGCGTCAGGCGGTCCCAATGCGGACGCAACAGGTGGACCAACGCAAGGCTGTCCTTGCCACCGCTGAACTGAAAGGCCACGTTCTTGTGGTTAGAAAGGGGATTCGTCATGAGACTTTGGCTTGTGCTTCTTCTGTGCGTTTCCGCATGTGCGGGGCGCGCGACAGTCGAAGGGACAGAAAAGGGCGGCGTGGCGACTTGGTGGAATCATCCAGACGCAACGCTCGCAATGCAGGCCGCAACGACGCATTGCGCTCGCTATGGCCGCATAGCAAAGCCGACTCAGGTCGAGTGGACGGGAATGATGACGTTTTCATGTGAGTAATCAAAACGCAGCCAAGCCGAAGTAACTGGCGGCCCCGCTGATTCCCGCGCTACCCAAGCCAAACAGTCCACCCATCGCGGCGTCCGAGCTTTTCTGCTGCATCTGCTGTTGGGCAAGCTGGCCCTGGTACTGGTTCCAGTAATTCCCGCTCACGTCAGTTGGCGCGACTTGCGTCTGTGCCACCTGACTGAACTGCGGCGTCTGCACGCCCGTCCCGGTGCCCATGAGCGCGGCCACCTCGTTGATCGGCTGCGTGCGAAGCGCCGTCATTTCCTGAATCGCCCGGTCGCGGGTGTTGCTCTCAAGCCCGTACTGTTGCGCGGCGGCGTTGCCAGCCTGCACGTCAGCCCCAAGGCGGAAATCGTTCTGCGCGCGGCTGTAATCGTCCTGCGCGGCCCGCCATGCTTCCGTGCCTACCGTGACGCCCTGATTGGCCAGGCGCTGCCGGAGCGCGTCCTGGTCCCGCTGCATCTGCGGCGCGGCGCGGTCGGTGATCGCCTGCAACTGCTGGCGGCGGTAATCCTCGTTGTACTGCGGAGCCGGGGCCAGCCCGTCGTAGCTGTAGGGCTTTGAGGTCGCGTCGCCGATGCGGCCAACGTACTGGTTGGCAAGGTCTGACGTGCCCTGCGTCAGCTGCTGTTGGCTGTTGTAAATCTTCTGCTGTTCGGGGCTGAGCGTGGTCGTCTCGTTCCACAGGGGAACATCGACGCCGCCCACGTTCTGCGTCCCGTTGACGGCGTAGGTCTTTGAGCCGTCCGGCCCGTACTGGTTGACGCGATTTAGGTAAGCGTTTGCAACCGCCGTATTGACGTTGCTTTCCGTCTGCTGTTGCGAGACGTACTTGGGATCAGGGGCCGGGGGTGCCGATGCGCTCTTGCTGCCCATATGCCTGCTTTTCGGTCGGGCGTCGGACCTTTGGGCGTGGGTTTTTCCACCTCGCCTCAAATTCTCCGCGCGTCATTCCGCAAATGCAGGCATGAACATTCTTGGCGTACTGGTGCCGTAATGTCCCTTCCGGCTTCAGGCCGATCCCTTCGTTGAAGCGGAGCGCCCGCTTGTTCGTGGAGGGTGTGGCCGTCACTACCTTCCTACAAGCATACTGTAGAAACGGTATGCTCAGCAAGGTTGAAATAGAGCGACGTGTTGCCCATTTCGGGCTTGCCGCCGCAAATGAAATCTCACAGGTGCCGTACCACGTCTTGCCGTCGATCTCCTTCGGCGCCGTGTAGTTGTGGTAAATGCACACGGCCAGGAGCGGAAACGTCAGATCCCCGCCAGCCACGACACCCACCGCCCTCATGCTCGCGCTCGGCGTCAGATGCGGGATGCGAACCGCCGCCCATTCAAGGAGCTTCAGGTTCTCGGCGTCAGTGGACGGGAAAAAGATCGTATGGCTCATATAGATGTCACCGTCTCCCAGCCTGCCCCGGTATTCTGGCAGAGCTTGTTAAGCGTGCCGTCATAGACGAGCGTGCCTTTGACGTTCGGCAAAGCGTTTTTCTGCGTGGTGGTGATCGGCGTAAGCCGGACGGAAGCAAAGGCGCCCGCCTCGTCCATGCCCGCGCCGGTTAGCACCGCATCGACGCCGCGCCGGAACAGTTCCTCGCTGGGCTGGAAAATGGGAATAATTGCCATCAGAGCGCGACCCTCTGGCCGACTTCGTATTTCATGTCGAATGCGTTCAGGATGACCTGAATGCCCCGGCTTTGGCCCATCATGTGAACCGATGCCGTCGTGCCGATGCCGGTGGCTGCGTACCAATTGTTATAGGGCGAAGCGCCGTCGCCCCACATGCCCACGTCCCACTCCGACACGTCCCAAACTCCGCCCTGTGCGCCTGCCGATAGCGGAAACTCGTCTGTC